ATGGAAAATTACCTTTTCCATTACTTCTCTGTTACTCCTTTTTGTAATCTCAACCCCCACGGAATACGTGGCCTCCAGACCGTTTCTGTGGGGAGATTACTGAAATTACTCTTTTTGAAACTCCCCCCCTCCCCCTCAACAGCAGAGCCTCCAGAAGCCTTCAACGAAATACCCCCTCGGTGCAGGGTTCCGCAGGCTTTTGACCACCCCACTACCCTGAGCAGCCCCCCAGCCGGTGCCGTGTTGAGCGGTCCGCAGGGTCGCAGAAAAAACGACCCATTTAGCCCGCAGGCGAGGTGGGGGGACGACGGCGCGCGCCGGGTGGTGAAGCACGTCACGGCCCTTTGTAGCACGTCACACCCCCACTTTTACCCCCCCCATCCGAGCCGGCGACTGCGTGCCAGGGTATTGCCTCGGGCTAGGCTGAGAAGTAGCCGAAAGCCCCGTGTTTATTGGGTCTTACAGCCGCTTAAGCTTGCCGTGACTCCCGGCATAAGCTATGTTGAACTGGGTTTTCTCATATTGCTGAAGGGCAAACTTTCATCTATCCGAATGGACATTATCCGATGCTCCACCTGGTGCTAAATCTGCGAAAATCAAAGCATTGATCACCGAAGCTCATGCCGAATTCAGAACCGAACGCCCAAGCCTGTATTCAACGAATAGTTGACATAACAACTATGGATACTCGAAAATGAGTAACGACCGTTAATAACGGTCTATTCGCCAGACATGAGTCGGCGAAAGGTTCGGCACAGCCGATCTGTAGCAGCGGATGTCGCTGCAAGGAAATGCCAATGGCAATCAAGAGCGATACCTTCAGCCGCGTTGAGCTGAGTGATAGCGACGCAGTGCGCTTTGTTCAACACATGCGTGAAGACAAACCCAACGCAAAAGCCAAAGCCTCGTATGCGCGTGGTCGTACCCTCCTGGGCCAGGTTTTCAATAGCCAAGCTGAGCGCGCTCGCTAATTCAAGTGAGCGCCAATGCAGCCAGGTGTTGATTACTTCATCGAAAAGCTTGACCCGCTTCACCAACCAAACAAATTCTCCATGGGCCCAGACGCTGATCTGAGGCCCTTGAAGTCGTTCATCCAAGGTAATGCCATGGAGTACCAGGTTGCGAACGTAGCCGTTACTTATGTGGCCATTCTTCCTCCCGTGGATGCCAAATCCAGACCAAGGGTAATTGGGTACATAACCTTGACCTGCAGTGAGATTGAGCTGCATGGAACCTACGCACTTGACGACTGTGAGCATGCGAATCGCTATCCGTCTATGCCCGCGCTGAAGGTTGCTCGGCTAGCAAGCCACGCTGACTATGCGGGTAATCGAATCGGTAAGGTGCTGATGGAGTTCGCCATTGCAATGGCAGCAGACGTCATAGCTCAGCATGTTGGATGTAGGTTTTTGGTGACTGACTCAAAGGCGCAATCGGTCGCTTTCTATGAGAAAGTAGGTTTGACTCTTTTGGATACAGAAGAAAACCGAGCTCGCAAAGAGCCTGTTATGTTCTTGGATCTGAATAAGCTCGTTCAGGATCAGGAGCAGGAACCTGTGGAAATTCCTCCTGAGCTGCTACCTGACGCCGGCTGAATAAAGACGATACGGAGGCTCCTATTATTCAAGGCCTCCGGCATCTAATTGATCGCTCCTCTCACAAGAAAAGCCGCCCAGGGCGGCTTAATTGTATTTCACGAGCGCGTAAACCCTATCCTTGAAAAAGTCCGCCCAGCTCAGCTGGCTCCCAATTCATAATCACCAACTCCCCACTGACCTCGGCTTCGCACCCCCTGCGCAGTGGGGCGAGGCCTTGGTTGGAGCACTCGGCATGTACGAGTGATTCAGCGTCGAGCGGGTGTTAGCGCACCAGCTCGTCGCCTCGTTTACTGCGCGGGGGTACTACTTCCCCCCCGTTGGAAGCTCAAATTCCTTGAAGCTGACAACCTCCTCACCCAGCCAGTCATTGACCTGGGCCAGGCGAGCCTGCAACGGCTCCAGCTCGTTGACCGCCCAAACCTCAGCAGCCTCCCGCAACGATCCAAACCCACCCGCGTTCTGCGGCACGATGCCCATCAATTGCGGTGGAATGCGCAATGCCGCAAGCAGATCGTCGCGGCTGATGTTCTTGATCGAGCTGAACTCATCTTTGGCCGCGACCTCGCTGACGGGGATCAACTGAATGCCTTCCTTTTTCCCACCGGGTGCATAGACGAACAAATTTCGGAAGTTGCCAGGGCCTTTGGAGTTCTTCAGGGCTGTGCGCAGTGAGTCAATGTCCTCCTCCTTCTGCGCTGCGTCGGTCATGTACAGGATGAAACCGGCGTGGCTGCCGTTGTTGTAGTACTTGCGACGGAACAGCGTGGCACTTTCGTTGAGCAGCGCGCTTTGTAGCGCTGCCAACCATTCCGGCAGGCCGTAAATCTCCTGGTTGATATCGGCCTCGCGAAGGTGACAGATCGATCCCGGAGCGAATTCATGCTCGTCCTTCCAGCCACGCACCTGGTAATAGGTCTGCAAATCCACGCCACGCCGCATGTACTTCGCCAGCGGTGGCACCAGGCCAAGAGTGTCGCGCAGCATGTTGTTGCGCTTCTCCAGGTAGCAGTTGCCGCACCACAGCCAGTCGAGGGCGAATTGCTCGAACGCCTGCCGGTTCAACAGCCGGTGGGGCTTGAATGTGCGGGCCAGCATGTTGCGTTTGAAGTTCAACCCCGACTGAAGGTAGACACTGGCACGCGTCGTCTTCGCCAGGCCATCCATGGACATGGGCGTCTCGTACCAGCGTCCGTTGGCCCAGCACTCCAGATAGTCGAGGACTTCCCTGCCATCAAGCACGGGGGTGGGTTCACCGAACGTGAACGCCTCAATAGGTCCAGATTCGGGCGGCAGCAGATCCCCCTCAATAGGGGGCTGAGCGGTGGCCAGTTGGGTGCCGCGCTTACGTCTGCTCATCAGTAGGACTCCATAAATCCGGTGTTGGCCGTGGTCTGCCCTTCGAGGGGTTCGTTGTGCAGTGCGTGGAACAGCGCCCACGCCAAGTCGGCATGGCCCGTCTCGTCGGTGCGACCGGCCGTGTAAGTGAACATGCGCCCGGAGGCGGTGATTGTTTTGCGAATAGCCATCAAGGACTGCGCCATATCCGTCCAGCCTGCATCGAACTCCAGGCGGCCGTTTTTGATGACGTCGTAGGCCTTCAGCACCAGGCGGGTTTTGACTTCGGGTGAGTAGCTGAAAGTGGTGATATTCGGGAAGAATTGCTTCACCAGTTGGGCCACGCCGGAGCCCATGCCCGTGATGTCGATTCCGATATAAGTCACCCAGTAGCGTTTGGTGACCTGGCGGATGGCCTCAGCTTGGGCGGCAAAGTCCATCCCTCGGAACTGGTGTTTTTCCAGTGTTCGGAACTTGCCACCGGGTACCGTCGGCGGGCCGATCACGACCAGGCCGGCACTGTCACCATTCTCAGCAGGGTCATAACCAACCCAGACCTGCCGGTCCCCAAACGGCCGCGCGGCAAACGGCTTGTAGTCCTCGGCCCATAGGTCCCAACTGTCCACCATGCACGGCTGCAACATTGCCAGCGGGAAAATACTGGCGCCGTCGTCGATGAACTGGCACATCAGCAGGTTCTGGAAGGCCTCGGCATCGTATTCCTGGCGCAGTTCGTCGAGGTCAAACAGGTCACAGCCACGGTCTTCCGCATCGAGAATGGTGACAATCTGCCGCCAGACCCGGTCCTCACACAGCCGCCCCTGTTGCAGCGCGTTGTGGGAAACGTCGATTTTGACCCGTTGCGCCGCCGGTTTACCCTTGTTGAAACGCTCCCCCGTCCAGAACGTATAGGCTTCGTGCGCCATGCTGGAAGGCGTCGAAAAGTAGGTCCGGCGGTACTGTTTCTGCATCGCCATGCCGCTGGCGACCTTGTTCAGTTCCTTGAACTTGAACGTCCAGAAGAATTCGTCGAAGTAAAAGTTGCCGTGGTAACCCTGGGCCGTGCGGGCGTTGGTACCCAGAAAGTGCAGCTCGGCGCCGTTGCTGAGAATGATCGGATCGCCCGTCAGCTCGACACCAACCACCTCACGGGCAAATGCCTGAATGTAAGCCTTGAAGATGTGCGCCTGATTCTTAGAGGCTGACAGGAAAATCTGGTTGCGCCCGGTGGTCAGCGCATCGATCAGCGCTTCACGGGCGAAATAGTACGTCGCTCCGATCTGCCGTGACTTGAGGATTGCACGGGTCCGCTGGTTGCCCGCTTTGTACCAATCCAGCTGATAGCCGAAACAGCCGTCAATGAACGCCTCAGTCAGCTTTTCGATGTGTTCTTCGTCGAACTCGTTGCGCTTCGGCGCCTTCTTCGGCCCCTCGTTGCGTTTGGCCAGGTTCGGGTTCAGCTCGGTATCGGTACCGCCATCGTTGAAGCGCTGGATGCGGGCCTGTCGCTCCAACTGGCGATGCAGCAGGTCAATTTCCTTGAAGTCGGACCCCGACTTGGGATTTTTCAGGATCAGTTGCACCAGGCGCGCTTCGGTCGCGGCCTGGATACGTTCCAGCGGAGTGGCGCGGTCCCACTCGTCGCGGGCCTTCCAGCTGTGCAGGGTCTTTTCTTTCTCCCCGATCAGCTCAGCGATCTCGCACACGCGATAGCCCTGCCAGTACAGGTGCTTGGCATGGCGGCGGTGATCGGTAGGCAATTCGACGATGGCATTCATGGCGCAGATGCTGCCGCCCGCGCGCGAACAGTACCCGCTCCCGTCCTTGTAACGGCTGGTTCTACAAGAGCGCCTCGTTGTCGGTCACGCTCCCGTTCAACAACATGCGCTCATCGCCAAGGCACACAGCCACCGCACTGAGGATTCACGCATGGCCGGCAAAACCGACATTCCAGCCAAGAAACAACGCTCCAAGTTCTTCCGCGTCGCCGTTGAAGGCGCCACCACTGATGGCCGCCAGATAGAACGGCAGTGGTTGGTCGATGCCGCCGAGACCTACAGCCAAAACACCTACGGTGCGCGGGTATGGATTGAGCACATGCGCAGCCTGCTGCCAGACAGCCCTTTCCGGGCCTACGGCGACGTGGTCGCGCTGAAGACTGAGGAAGTCGACATCGCAGGGGTCAAAAAGCTCGCTCTGTTTGCCCAGATCGAGCCGACTACCGACCTGGTCACCATGAACAAGGCCCGGCAGAAGATGTTCACCAGCATCGAGATTCGCCCGAAGTTCGCTGACACCGGGCGGGCCTATCTGGACGGCATCGCAGTGACTGATTCCCCGGCAAGTCTGGGCACCGAAATGCTGACCTTCAGCGCTCAACACCCAGACAGCAACCCATTGGCAAACCGAAAACGCGACCCCGGAAACCTGTTTTCCGAGGCTATCGAGGTCGCACTTGAATTCGAGGAAGTTGAGGACGAAAGCGGAAAGGTCGTTGGCCTGTTCAACCGTGTTCTCGAACTCCTCGGCAAGAGCAAGGACAAGGAAGGCAAGGACGCCGCTATTTTCACTGAACTCGGCGAGGCAGTTGAAGCCATGGCCGAGCATGTCGCCGGTCAAGGTGAAGCCTTCGCCGCAGAGAAATCTGCCCGCGAGAAGCTGCAGGCCGACCACGAAAAGCTGTCCACCGAGTTCACGGCGCTGGTCAAAAAACTCGAAAACACCCCGGACACCACCGGACAAAACTCGCAGTTCTCCGTTCGCCCGCCGGCTACGGGCAGTGACGGGAAGCTCGTCACTGACTGCTGATCCACACCACGGACAACACCCAGCCAAGGAACATCGGAGAACACCATGCGTAACGATACCCGCGTCCTGTACAACGCCTACCTGCAACAACTCGCGCAACTGCACGGGGTTGGCGACGTCACCACTAAATTTACCGCCGCACCGAGCGTGGCCCAGACACTGGAAACGAGGATTCAGGAGTCCAGCGCGTTCCTCAGCGCCATCAACGTATTCGGTGTTTCGGAACAGTCGGGTGAAAAGATCGGCATCGGTATCGACGGCACCATTGCCAGCACCACCGACACTACCCAAAAGGACCGCGAGCCCCGCGACCCGAGCGGCCTGGACAGCCGTAAGTACCTCTGCACCCAGACCAACTTCGACACCGGCATTCGTTACCAAAAGCTGGACCAGTGGGCCAAGTTCAAGGACTTTCAAGCCCGTATTCGCGATGCAATCATCAAGGCCCAGGCGCTCAACCGCATCATGATCGGCTGGAACGGCACCAGTCGTGCAGAGACCTCCAACCCTGCCACCAACCCACTTTTGCAAGACGTGAACGTTGGATGGTTGCAGAAAATGCGCCTGGAAAACGCCGCTCGTGTGTTGCATGAGGTGGTCGGCGGCAGCGGCAAAATCGAGATCGGTTCGGGCAAGGACTTCGAAAACATCGACGCCCTGGTCGTCAGCATGGTCAACGAGTTCATTGAGCCTTGGTATCAGGAAGACACCGAGCTGGTGGTGATCTGTGGCCGCCAGTTGCTGGCCGACAAGTACTTCCCGATTATCAACAAAACCCAAGCGCCAACCGAGATGCTTGCGGCCGACATCGTCACCAGCCAAAAGCGCATCGGCAACTTGCCAGCCGTGCGGGTACCTCACTTCCCGGCCAATGGCCTGTTGGTGACCCGTCTCGACAACCTGTCACTGTACTGGCAGGAAGGCACGCGCCGCCGCACCGTCGTCGACAACGCCAAACGCGACCGCATCGAGAACTTCGAATCGGTTAACGAAAGCTATGTGATCGAAGACCTGGGCTGCGCTGCCATGGCCGAAAACATCACCCTGAGCTGAGGCAGGAAACCATGACCAATCCTTGCCGCCATCACTTCCAGCGCGCCACAGCAGCCATTGCAGCGGCTGCCGTGGCCGGCCCCGCCATGACGATGGAAGGTTCCACCGTTTACGAACTGCACCTTGCCAAGCTCCAGCAGGACTATCTGCGCCTGAAGCAGGTGCAGTCGATTGAAGGAAAAGCGGAGCTGAAACGGCAGTTACTGCCTGAATACATCCCGTACGTGCAGGGCGTCCTCGCCGAAGGTAAAGGTGCGCAAGACCAGGTGCTCACCACCCTAATGGTCTGGCGGATGGATGCCGGTGACTTTGCCGGCGCCCTTGACATTGCTGAGTACGTGATCAATCACGCGCTGCTGATGGCTGACCGCTTCGAGCGCACCACCGGCACCATCGTCGCGGAAGAAATCGCCGAGGTGGCCCTAAAAGCGCAGAAGGCTGGTGGCACCTTTGATCTGGATCTGCTGCTACGCACTGAGCAGATCGCAGGTGAAGAGGACATGCCTGACCAGGCCAAAGCCAAGCTACATCTGGCGCTAGGTAAAGCGTGTGCTGAGAAGGTTTCCGACGATGAAACCTCAGAAAGCAAGGTAATCGCCCTCGGCTACCTGGAGTCTGCAAAAAACTACCTGGCCCGCGCTATTGAGTTGAACACCAACTGCGGTGGCAAGAAGGACCTGGAGCGCGTTGAGCGCCTCCTCAAGAAATACGCTGCTCCAAGCAGCTAACCGAGCGTCCCCACGCACCCCGCCGGCTCGGGGCGGATCGGCCAGGCCGCTCCTCCTGAACGTGAAGCCCCGACCACCGGCGACCTATTTTTGAGTGCAGTCATGAGCGCGTTTGTAGCCAGCGGCACAGTCGACAGCGGCCACATCAACACCGACCCATTCTGGCCGTCGATTGACCTGGATAATTTGCGCGCCACCCTGCGCATCGACAACAGCGTCACGCCGGCTCGCCTGGAAACTGCCGTGATCGCCGCAGCCATCAACCTCAACCGAGAACTGGGCGAGTGGCGTGCAACCCAGCAAGCATCTGGCTACGCCACGCTGGACGACGTACCAGGTGACCGTATCAAGGACGTGTCAGTAAAAGCACACCTCTACCGTCGCGCCATCGAAGCAGGGACCGGCGCCGAAGTCTGCGAGCGTTACCGCTCCTACGACACCACCAATGTCGGTAACCACAAAGCCGAAGAACTCACCCCTAACATCGACGACTACCGCCGCGACCTGCGCTGGGCTGTACGCGACTTCCTCGGCATCGGCCGCACCACCGTGGAGTTGATCTGATGAGCGTCACCGTCCGCGCCCATCAGAACGACACTGTCGACAACCTGTGCTGGCGGTACTACGGCCGCACAGCGGGCGTCACCGAAGCCGTGCTTGAGGCCAATCCCGGCCTCGCCGACAACGGTCCAATTTTGCCGCAAGGCCTTATCGTCAACATGCCCGAAGCCCAAACCAGCGCCCCACAGCGGCAAATGGTGAACCTATGGGAATGATCCCCTGCAACCAAGGAAACCCACACCATGGCTGATCCAACTTCCAGCGCTGTGACCGGCCTTCTTATGGGCCTGGGCCTGGCGACCGTTACGCCGATCATCGACGGGGAGGCGCTGTTCGGCGCGATCCTCGGCGCCTGGCTGGTGACCAGCATCAAGCACGACCTCAAGGTCTGGCAGCGGCTGGGCTCACTGTTTCTGTCGGCCGGTGTGGGCTATCTGTTCGCGCCGATGGCCCTGCAGGCCATCCCGTTCATCACCAGCGGCGGCGGTGCATTCGTCTGCGCCCTGGTAGTCATCCCGATCAGCATCAAGTTGATGGTGTGGGTGGAGAAAGCGGACATCTGGGATATCTGGCGTCGCATCCGAGGGGGCAGCTGACATGCCAAACATCGAACTGGCCGTGCAACTGATCACGGCAATCGCCTACTTGCTGAGCGCCTTCCGGTTGGCCTGCTACACCCGAGGCGCATCCCGATACCGGCGCAGCATCTCACTACTCGCCAGCCTGTTCGGCTCCGCGCTGTGCATCTGCGGTCTGGAAATACTGCTGTACCGCCAGCCCACCAGCCTCTGGCAAGCCGTCTCCATCGTATTGCTCTGCACCCTGATTTTCCGTTCACGCGGCAATGTCGCCGCCCTGTTGAGGCCCAGCGCATGACCACAACCCTACGCCACGGCGACCGCTCGCAAGCCGTCCGCACTCTGCAAAAGAACCTCAACAACCACGGGGCCAAGCTGGTGGTGGACGGCGACTACGGTGACGCCACCGAAACCGCCGTTCGTGCATACCAGGTGAAAGCCGGCCTGGTCGCTGATGGCATTGCCGGGACCAAGACCCAAACCAGCCTAGCCGGCGGGGACTGCGCCCAACTGCTACGCAATAACGACCTGGTGAAAGCGGCCGAACGCCTAGACGTGCCCCTTGCCAGTATTTACGCGGTCAACGAAGTGGAATCCAATGGCAAGGGCTTCCTCGACAACGGCAAGCCGGCGATCCTGTTCGAGCGGCACATCATGTACCGCCAGCTCGCCACCCCACGGCATGAAGGCGATGACCCAGCCGAACTCAAACTCCAGGCCGACCAGCTCGCCACCGCCAACCCGGCCCTGGTAAACCCAAAACCCGGTGGATACGTCGGTGGTACCGCCGAGCACCAGCGCCTGTCCATGGCCCGACTGATCGACGACACCGCCGCGCTGGAGTCTGCGTCCTGGGGTGCATTCCAGATTATGGGCTTCCACTGGAAGCGCCTGGGCTATTCCAGCGTGCAGGACTTTGTGGCAGCCATGAGTGCCGGCGAATCGCAGCAGTTCGACGCCTTCACCCGCTTCATTGAAACCGATCCGGCTCTACACAAGGCCCTGAAAGCCCGCAAGTGGGCCGACTTCGCCAAGCTCTACAACGGGCCGAACTATCAACGCAATCTCTACGACACCAAACTCCAACGCGCCTACGAGCGGCACGCCGACTGTGGTTGCGGGCAGGTGGCAGCATGATCGACTTTGAGGCTGTGCAAAAACTGAGGGTCCAGGACGGCGACCTGCTGGTCGTACCGGAATCCACCGAACAGGACGACATGGTACGGCTGGCCGAATGCATACAGTTGATGAACGGCGCCCGAGCCGTGATCGTGAGGGGCCCCATCAAGCAACTCGATACCGCTGCCATGAACAAACACGGCTGGTACCGCGCGTGAGCACCCTGCGCCAGGCCCTGTATGGCATCGCCCTGCTCGGTGCCCTGGCGCTATTGATCTGGGGCCAGCAACAGCGCATCGAACTCGCTCAAGGCAAAACCGAGCGGGCAGAGTCAGCTGCGGCCACGGCCCGCGAAGACGCCGCGCGGAACCTCACCACCGCCAACACTCTCACTGCCACCCTGCAACAGGAACGCGACGCCCAGGGCGCCCTGCGCGCTCAACAGGACCTGTTGCGTCAAGGCCTGGCAAAACGTGAGCGAACCATAGAGGAGCTGAAACTTGAAAACGCCGAACTACGCGTCTGGGCTGCTCAGCCTTTGCCTGACGCTGCTCGCCGGCTGCGGGAGCGCCCCGCCCTTACCGGCGCCGACGCTTATCGTCAGTGGCTGTCCGGCCGTGGTGCCGTGCCAACTGCCGGCCACCAGCCCGCGCAGTAACGGCGACCAACTCACCGACCAGGACCGTATCGAAGCCGCCTGGGCCGATTGCGCCGCCCAGGTCGACATGGTTTATCAGCACCAGCAGGCAAATCCATGAACAAACACGAAAGCCTACGCGCTCACCTGTTGGCTACCGTCGCCGAATTCAAGCACAACCCCGACCGCCTGCTGATCTTCATCGACAATGGCAAGGTCAGCTGCACCGCTGCCGCAAGCCTGTCCTTTGAGTACAGCTTTGACCTGCAGATCATCCTCACCGACTTCGCCGGGCACCCCGACAGCGTGATACTGCCCATCCTTGGTTGGCTCAGCGTCAACCAGTCCGAGCTGCTGGAAAACCTCGACAAAGTGAAGACCGGCATTCAGTTCGAAGCCGATATCATCGACACCAGCAAGGTCGACTTCAGCCTGACCCTACCGCTAACAGAGCGGGTGATTGTCGGCAAGGATGACCAGGGCAACACCACCGTCAAGCATGCCGGCGAGCCGCAACGTGTCGCGGACTATCTTGATCCGAACTGGGTACCAGGTGCCCTGGACAACGCCAGTGAATGGGTCGTGCCCAAATGAATGGGAGCTTGGAGGCACTTGAGGACTGGGTAGGCCCGCTGCTCAGGAAGCTGCAGCCAGCAGAACGCGGAAAACTTGCCCGCAGCCTGGCCCAGCAGCTTCGGCGCAATCAGCAGCAACGTGTGAAAACCCAAGCGAACCCGGATGGCAGCAAGTACACCCCCAGGAAGAAGCGCGACTTACGTGGAAAGAAGGGCCGCATCCGACGCAAGCTGGAGATGTTCCAGAAGCTGAGCAAGGTGACATACCTGAAGGCTAAAGGTGATGGCAGTGCCATCAGCGTAGGCTTCACCGGCCGGGTCGCCCGGATTGCCAGGGTCCACCAGTACGGCTTGAGGGATCGCGCAGAGCGCAACGCGCCACAGGTCCAATACGATCAGCGAGAGGTTCTGGGCTTTACCGACGCTGACCTCGACTTGATCCGTGATGGCTTGCTCGCACACCTGACACTGTAGCGGCCCTTCCTACAAGGCAACGGAGCTGCACCCGCGCGTGCGTGGCGCCACCATCGGCGCCATGAACGACTTCGCCGCCTTCGCCCGCATGCTTGAAAACCTCATTCGCTTCGGCGTCATCGCCGCCGTGCAGATGGAGCCTCCCCGTGTGAAGGTAAAAACCGGGGAACTGACCACCGCCTGGCTGCCATGGATCGCCCCGCGCGCCGGAACCGACCAGGTATGGGACCCGCCGACAGAGGGTGAACAAGTCATGTTGTTCAGCCCGTCCGGCCAGCTCGCCAACGGTGTTGCTGTGACCGGCTTATTCAGTGACCACATTCCGGCCAACGGCAAACGCGCAGGCCTGCACCGCCGCACCTACGCCGATGGCACAGTGATCGAGTACGACAGCGTCGCCCATCACCTCAACGCCACCCTGGTCGACGGCGGCACCACCAACCTGATCAGCAAGGGCGGCATCAACTTGGTCGGCGACATCACACACCAGGGCGACTACACCCAAACCGGCAACCAGACTGTCACCGGCAAGGTCACCGTCTCTCTTGACGTCGTAGCTGCCGGGGTGAGCCTGGTCAAACACCCACACACAGCCGTCAAGTCCGGTGGCGATCAGTCCGGGGGGCCAGTCCCATCATGAACCGACAAACCGGCGGCGCCATCGACAACCAGGCCCATATCAGCCAGTGCATCACCGATATCCTCACCACACGACTCGGCACCCGAGTGATGCGCCGCGAATACGGCAGCCTGCTGCCCGAGCTGGTGGACCATCCGTTCAATGATGTCATCCGTTTACAGGTCTACGCCGCCACGGTCATGGCACTGATGCGCTGGGAACCACGCATCAGCCTCAGCCGCGTGCAGTTCACCGGGGCCAGCCTGCAAGGCCAAGCGGTACTGGATCTGGAAGGCAGTGTGGTCGACACCAATGAACCGCTGAGCCTCAGCCTGCCGCTGCAATTGGGAGGCAGTGTATGAACAGCTTCGCTGCCATCGACCTCAGCCAGCTTCCGCCGCCGCAAATCGTCGAGCAGATCGACTTCGAACTGATCCTGGCCGAGCGCAAGGCTTACATGATTAGCCTCTGGCCGGCCGAGGAACAGGCGGAAATTGCCGCCCGCCTCGACATGGAGTCGGAGCCGCTGACCAAACTGCTGCAAGAGAACGCCTACCGCGAAACCATCTGGCGTCAGCGGGTCAATGAAGCCTCCCTGGCCAACCTACTCGCCACAGCTCGGGGCACCGACCTGGAACAACTGGCGGCCAACTTCAACGTCAAACGCCTGGTCATTCAGGAAGGCAAGCCATCGGCGATGCCGCCTGTGCCAAGGCTCATGGAGAGCGACGACAGCCTACGTGAACGGGCGCAAATGGCCTGGGAAGGACTGAGCACCGCCGGTCCGCGCAACAGCTACATCTTCCACGCCCGAGCAGCTGATGGCCGGGTTGCCGACGCCACCGCTGAAAGCCCTTCACCTGCCGTTGCTGTGGTCACGGTGCAATCGTTGCTCGGCGATGGCACCGCCTCGGCTGACTTGCTCGCCCTGGTCAACACCTACCTCAGCGACGAAGACCGCCGGCCAGTGGCGGACCGCTTGCTTGTCCAAGGTGCGCAGATTCTCAACTACCAGGTCAAAGCCCAGCTCTTCTTGCTCTCCAGCGGGCCAGAGTCGGAACCAATCCTTGCTGCCGCCGAGCAGCGTCTATTGGCCTACGTCCACCAACGGCGTCGTCTGGGCATGGAGGTTTCAGAGTCAGCCCTGCATGCAGCGTTGCATGTCGAGGGCGTGCGCAAGGTTGAGCTGGAAGGCTGGGTCGATATCGTCGCGACCAAAGCCCAGGCGCCCTTCTGCACCAAAGTCACCGTCACCCGAGGTGTCGAATAATGGGCGCCCAGCAGCTGCTGCCGGGGAACTCCACGCCACTGGAACGCCAAGCCGCGCAGGCGCTTACACAGATCCAGCGCGTACCGATCCCCCTGCGCCAGCTCTGCAACCCGGACACCTGCCCTGTTGATCTTCTGCCGTACCTGGCCTGGGCCTTTTCGGTCGACCGCTGGGACAGCAAGTGGACGGAAGCTGCGAAACGCGCCGCCATTCGTTCATCCCACTACATCCACTCTCGCAAGGGGACCATCGGGGCACTGCGCCGTGTCGTCGAACCGCTCGGCTATCTGATTGAGGTGCTGGAGTGGTGGCAGACCACGCCTATGGGCGTGCCGGGCACGTTCGCTATCAAGGTAGGTGTACTGGAAACCGGCATCACCGAGGAGATGTACCAGGAACTGACCTGGCTGATCGATGATGCCAGGCCCGTCACCCGTCACCTCACCGGCCTGGCCATCAGCCTTGAAACCACTGGGGGGTTCTACATCTTCGCCAGCGTTTACGAAGGCGATGAAATCGACGTTTACCCGCCAATTCTTCACGACATCGTCACCACGGGCGTAATCGGCGCCTCCGGCCGAGAAGAAACCATCGACACCGTCGACATCTATCCGCCGAGCCCCGGCGTCATCGACCTCGCCTGCTACATCGGCGCCGCCGGGCGGGAACACTCCATCGACACACTGGACATCTACCCATGATCGATCCCAACTCTCAATTTTTTGCGATTCTCACCGCTGTCGGCGAAGCTAAACAGGCCAACGCTGACGCCCTGGGCATTCCTTGGAAGCTCACCGATCTGGGGGTGGGTGATGCCAATGGCACTGACCCCATACCTGACCGTGCGCAAACGAAGCTGATCAACGAGCGGCGCCGTCGACCGCTGAACAAGCTGTCAGTCGATCCGGCCAACCCCAATATTATTGTGGCCGAGCAGATCATCCCGGCCGACGAAGGCGGCTGGTGGATTCGGGAAATCGGTCTATATGACTCTGACGGCGCCCTGGTGGCTGTGGCGAACTGCGCACCGAGCTACAAGCCCCTGATGTCCCAAGGATCTGGCCGTACGCAAGTCGTTCGCATGAACTTCATTGTCTCCAGTGCCGCCAACGTCGTGCTGAAGATTGATCCCGCCGTTGTGTTGGCAACACGGCAATACGTCGACGAAACCACTGCTGACGCGATCAACAGGCAGGATGCAAAGCAATCCGTCCTGGTGGCGACCACCGGCCCAATTCAGTTGGCCGGATCTCCAACGATTGACGGTGTGGTTGTGCCGCTCGGCTCGCGGGTTTTGGTCAAGGATCAAGCTCAGGCGAAAGACAACGGAATCTATCTGACGGCGGATATCTGGAAGCGGACCACCGATGCTGACAGCAGCGCCAAGGTCACTCCTGGGCTGTTGGTTGCAGTCGAGCAAGGCGCGGTAAATGCCGATACGTTGTGGCTGCTGTCGACGGACGGAGCGATTGTCCTGGGTACTACAGCGCTCACCTTCAAGAGCGTGACTCAAGGCCTTGCCCCGATCAACTCGCCGGCCTTTCTGGGCACACCGACGGCAACCACCCCGGATCGGTTCGACAACTCGAAAAGGCTTGGCACAACAGATTTTATCCAGCGTGCATTGGGTAACTATTCGGGGGCGGCAGCGCCATCTGGGGCAACGACACTAACTGCATCTGATACAGGGAAGATATTCACCTTCGGGGGACCAGGTTCTTATACCGTAAACTTTCCAGCAACGAGCACGGTAGTTAATGGTGCTTCGATGATATTGCAGAACGTAGCATCCTTACCAATTACGCTGTCCAGACAAAGTACGGATAGTCTGGTACTTGGCACAGTGCAGTCCAATTCGTTCTTGCTTGGTCCGGGAGACTTTGTAGTCGCCACCGCTAGCGGCGGGAACTGGGTTTTGACCGGCTCTGCCACGCTTAAAAATACGGCTGCGTTTGCTGCCTTACTGGAGGGTAGCGGTTACAGGAAACTGCCGAGCGGCGAGATTGAACAATGGGGCACTGCGATTATTATGGGCGCTGCAACATCTATCGAAGTGACTCTACCAATCGCGTTTCCAAACAATGTACTGCACGCGCTATCGTCAGACTCTGGAAGTACATGTTATCCGTCGGGGGTCCAGATCAAAGAGAATGACTTGTCAAAACTGATAATTCATGTTGCCCCCTACAATGTATCTTCAGGTTCAATAACACCTAAATCAGCTGTAGCCGCTATCCGCTGGAAAGTCACCGGACTATAAGGAGAAGTTTATGTTTGCTTCACAATCTACTCGCAGCTTTTACGATCCGGCTATTAACACGGTGATGCCCGATGACGTAGTTGAAATCTCTCCTGAGTTCCATACTGAGCTGCTGGCGGGGCAATCAGAGGGCAAGGTCATTACGTGGAATGGTGACGGCTTGCCAGTTCTGGTTGATCCTCCGCCGCCAAGCGTAGAGGATCTGGCTACTGTAGAGCGGGTTTGGCGCGATCAGCGTCTATCAGAGACGGATGGCGTGGTGACCCGCCACCGCGACGAGCTGGAAGAGGGTATGGAAACCACCTTGAGCGCCACCCAGTACACGGAGCTGCAAGCCTATCGCCGCTTACTTCGCAACTGGCCCGAAGCGGGTGAGTTCCCGTTGATCGAGCACCGGCCATCAGCGCCCACATGGCTGGTGGAGCAGTTTCAGTAACGCCCTTCCAGGTGGCAATCGCCACTTGGCCCTGTAACGCCCTCTCCTACAAGCCCCGCCGCTCGCCCAACCGGCGCGCGCGGGGCAGCCTGTGCACTCTGATTCCATCACAGCGCAGGCAAAACCCATGGCCGATTATCTCCACGGCGTGCGGGTCATCGAACTCAACGACGGCACCCGCCCCATTCGCACTATTCCCACCGCAGTTATCGGCATGGTTTGCACGGCTGAAGATGCGGACCCGCTCGTTTTCCCCCTGGACACTCCCGTTCTGATTACCAACGTGCAAACTGCCGTCGGTAAAGCCGGTGTTAAAGGCACCCTGGCCGCAACCCTGCAAGGCATCGCCGACCAGACCAAGCCCTACGTCATCGTGGTGCGCGTCAAGGAAGGCGCCGACGAGGCTGCCACCACCACCGCGCTGATCGGCACCACCACCGCCGATGGTAAATACACCGGCATGAAAGCCCTGCTCGCTGCCAAGGCACGTATCGGCATGACACCGCGCATCCTCGGCGTGCCAGGCCTGGACAGTTTGCCGGTGGCCACCGCCTTGGGCGCCATAGCCAAAGACCTGCGCGCCTTCGCCTACGTCAGTGCATGGAACTGCAAAACCAAGGAAGAGGTGGTCGCGTACCGCGAGAACTTCGGCGCCCGCGAAATGATGGTGATCTGGCCGGACTTCCTCAACTGGGACATCGCCACCAACAAGACCGCTACCGCCTCGGCGGTGGCTCGCGCTCTGGGCTTGCGAGCGAAGATCGACCAGGAGACCGGTTGGCACAAAACCCTCTCCAACGTCGCTGTAAGTGGTGTGACCGGCATCAGCGCCGACGTGTTCTGGGATCTGCAAAACCCGGCAACCGACGCCAACTACCTCAACAGCAACGAAGTGACCACCCTGATCAACTCCAACGGATTCCGCTTCTGGGGTAGCCGCACCTGTAGCGACGATCCGCTGTTCGCCTTCGAGAACTACACCCGCACCGCACAAATTATCGCGGACACCATGGCCGAGGCACACATGTGGGCCATTGATCGCCCGATGCATGCCTCTCTGGTACGCGACCTGGTCGAAGGTGTTAACGCCAAGATGCGTGAACTGGTTTCACAGGGCTACTTGATCGGCGGGAGTTGCTGGTACCCGGACGATATCAACACCAAGGACACCCTCAAGGCCGGCAAGCTCTGGGTCGACTACGACTACACCCCAGTGCCGCCCCTGGAAGACCTCACCTTCCAGCAGCGAATCACCGACCGCTACCTGATCGAATTCGCCAAAGGCATCAACAGCTAAACCGGGCCTCCCCGCAAGGGGAGTTCACCCTGAACCCGAATCCCGGAGAACACCGCCATGGCACTGCCTCGCAAGCTCAAAAACCTCAACCTGTTCAACGACGGTAACAACTACCTGGGCGTGGTGAAGTCCGTCACCCTGCCTCCGCTCGGCCGCAAGATGGAAGCCTATCGCGGCGGCGGCATGAACGGCCCGGTCAAAGTAGATCTGGGCATGTCCGACGACGGTATCCAGTTCGAATGGAAGACCGGTGGCCTCGATCTTATCTCCCTCAAACAGTTCGGCGCGGTGAATGCCTCGGCGGTTGCCCTGCGCTTTTCTGGTCCTTTCCAGCAGGACGACACCGACGAAGTCAGCACCGTTGAAGTCGTCGTGCGTGGACGCCATGAAACCATCGAGATGGGCGAAGCCAAGGCTGGCGAAGACACAGAACACACCATCAAAACCACCTGCAGCTATTACAAGCTGACAGTCGACGGTACCGAAATCATCGAAATCGACCTGCTCAACTTCATCGAGAAGGTCAATGGCGTTGACATGCTGGCCAAACAACGCAGCGCTCTGGGCATCTGACCCGACCGCGCAAACACCCGTAACCTTCACCAGGAGCTTTTCCAATGACCACCAAAGCAACCACCGAACAGCCTGACGAACAGCCACTGGCCGACGACAACACCGTCACTCTCGACACCCCGATCCGTCGCGGAACCACCAATATCGAGAGCATCACCCTGCGTAAACCCGCCTCGGGCGAGTTGCGTGGTGTGAGCCTGGCCGACCTACTGAATCTCGATGTCGCCAGCCTGATCAAGGTCATCCCACGCATCAGTAATCCTGGTATCACCGCCGTTGAAGCTGCTGGACTCGATCCGGCCGACCTGGTCGCCATCGGTAGCAAGGTCGTTGGTTTTTTGTTGCAGAAGTCGGTGAAAACGGATGCGTCCCTCGTTGCGTAGAGGACGCCATGGCCGATCTGGCCGTGGTTTTTCACTGGGCACCAGGTGACATGGATCAACTAGGCCTGCAGGAACTGATGGACTGGCGCGAACGGGCGCGGATTCGGAGTAGTGTCGATGGGGAATGATTTAAGACTGCGCGTATTGCTCGATACCATCGACAAAGCCAGCGGCCCTCTGAAGAAAATCAGCGGTGGCAGTACAGAGACTGCCCGCGCCCTCAAGGCCACCCGTGATCGCCTGAAAGAACTCAACATCCAGCAGAAAGACGTCAGCGCCTGGCGCTCCCAGAAGGCTGCTGCCGACGAAACCAGGCAGTCCCTCGACGCTGCCCGCGAGCGTGTAAAAGCCCTCAGCCAGCAATTTTCGGCGACCGGTGCACCGACCAAAGCAATGACAAAGGACTTTCGCATCGCGGTGCGGGAAGCACAGCGCCTGAAACAAGAACACCAGCAGCAAAGCGTACAGCTCCAAAGCCTGCGCTCCAGACTTTCCGACGCCGGTATCAGCACTAAGAATCTCAGCACCCACGAACGTCAGTTGCGCGAGCAAATCAGTGCAACCAACAACAGCATCACCGAGCAAGGTCGACGCCTGCGTGTCCTGAACGCCAATCAGGAGCGAATGGCAAAAGCACGGACACGCCTCGACAGCACATACAGCGGTCGCAGGCAGTTTGCAGGAAATGCTGCCATGGCGGGCGCCGCCGGTATGGGCACCGGTTACGCCATCGGCCGTGGTTTATATGCACCGTTGCAAGAGGGCAAACAGTTTGCACTTGAGGAGAACCGCGTCGCCGCCCTTGGACTGGGCAAAGAGGACACCGGCAAAGCGATCGATTTTGCCAAACGCATGAAGACCTACGGCACCAGCGTCACAGAAAATCTGACGCTGGTACGTGATGCCATGACCGTTTTTGCGGACGAGCATGAAGCAGAGATGGTTGCGCCGACCCTGGCAAAAATGAAGTTTGCCAACCATGCCATGTACGGCGAAGAGGAAGGCTCCGAGAACGAACGCAAGTTCATGGACATGCTCAAGGTGATTGAGCTGCGCGGGGGCCTAGCCAGCAAAGAGGCGTTCATCAATCAAGCCGATATCGTGCAGCGCATCCTCACCGCCACGGGTGGCCGCGTAGGACCAAACGAATGGTTGAACGTGATCAAGACCGGTGGCGTTGCGGCCAAAGGCATCAAGGACGAGGCGTTCTACTACCAGATGGAACCACTGGTGCAGGAAATGGGCGGCCACCGCGTCGGTACAGCGATGATGAGTGCCTATTCCAACATCTACCAAGGTAAAACTACCAAGCGCGCGGCCAACAACCTGGAGCAACTGGGATTAGTCGATCCCGCCAAGGTTAAGCACGATAAGGCCGGGCAAATTGCCTTCCTTGATGTCGGCGCGATCAAGGGCAGTGAGCTGTTCCGGGAAAACCAATTTGAATGGATGGAAAAGATCCTTTTGCCGCAGCTCGCTGCCAAAGGCATCACGGACAAAAAGCAGGTGCTGGATAGCATCGGTAGTATCTTCTCCAACCGTACGGCTTCCAACCTGTTCGCGCAGATGTACTTGCAGCGCGAGCAGATCCACAAAAACGCCAAGCTGAACGCCGGTGCCGATGGCATTGACCAACTCTACGATAAAGGCATGAACACCGCCCAGGGCGTCGAGCTGGAGCTGCTAGCTCAGAAGGCCAATGCTTACCGGGAAATGAGCCAGGCGATTCTGCCCACCTACGTCGAGGCGTTGAAAAGCATCACCGAAGCAATCAAAGGCGTAACCGCCTGGATGAAGGAAAACCCGGCTGCAGCTGCCGCCGTGATGAAAACCCTGATGGTAGTCGGGGTGCTGGCAGGAGTTTTTGGCGCGCTGGCTTTAACCCTGGCCAGTTTGATCGGCCCCTTCGCAGTCGTCAGCTATGGCATGGGCCTGTTCGGCCTCAAGAGCATGGGCATTGTTGCGGTGGCTCAACGACTATTCCCAACATTGATCGGACTCGCCAAAAACGCGATTCCAATGCTGATGCAAGGTATTCGGTTGCTTGCTGTGACCATGGGCGGTGCACTGTTGACTGCCATACGGACGGTGGGTATCGCTCTATGGGGCCTAGCGGCAAACCCGATTGTTTTAATCATTGCCGCTGTTGTCGCCGCGATTGCCGGGGGCGCTTACCTGATCTACCGGAACTGGGATGCGGTCAAGCTGTACTTCAGCAACGCCTGGACGGAGATCAAGGCAGGATTCGACGGAGGCGTCTCTGGCATCATTACCACGCTGGTTAACTTCAGCCCGCTTGGGCTGGTTTACCAGGCCTTCGCCGGGGTGCTGAGTTACTTGGGCATTGAGCTGCCGTCACGCTTCACCGAGTTCGGCGGCATGATCGTCAGCGGGCTGGTAAATGGTCTGATGTCCGGCATGGGCCTCGTGAAAGACACCATCGTATCGATCGGAGACTCAACAATCGGTTGGTTCAAGGAAAAGCTCGGCATTCACAGCCCGTCGCGGGTATTCGCTGAGCTGGGCGGCTTCACCATGGCAGGATTGACTCAAGGGCTGGAAGCTGGTGAGAAAGGCCCTGTCGGGGCAATCAACAACGTCAGGAAGCAAATCCTTCAAGCAGGACAACTGTCCTTGCCTGTGCCTGTTTTTCCGACCTCTCTGATCGGTACTGCGAGCGAGGATAGCAAATCGGCTCCAAATATCCGCCTCAGCGACGCCAAGGAGCTTGCACTTGGTCCTGCTGCCGAGGAAAGACTGCCGATTATAAAAACGCCATACGCGCAGTTGCAAACTCTAGACAAGCTACACATTCCCTCTGCCCCTCCCACGGCGCAGTCATCAACGTCGCTTGGGGAGAGCCCTCTCACAGCCTTGGTCAACTTCGCAAGGCAGTTCATCACCGCAAGCACGTTGGCACTGGGAGCAGTGGCAACTCCCGCAATAGCGATCGATGAACGCTCTCCGATTAGCCCTGTGACGGCCCCTAGCTATGACAGCCATGACCACTATGAGATCAACATCCACCCAACCCCTGGAATGGACGCACAAGCAATTGCCAGGGCCGTGCGCAATGAGATGGCACGCATCGAAAGTGAAAAAGGCGCTCGTAAGCGCAGCAAATTGTCTGACTTGGAGTAACGCCACATGATGCTCGCTCTCGGCATGTTCGTGTTCAGCCTCTCCACCGCTGCTTACCAGGAGCTGCAGCGCCAAACCGACTGGCGTCACGCAAGCAACAACCGAATCGGTGCCGTGCCAGCGCGACAGTTTCTCGGGCGTGGCGACGACACCATCACGCTGCCCGGCGTCATCCTCCCGGAACTGGCGGGTAGCACCCTCAGCCTGGACGCTATACGGTTGATGGCTAATACCGGCAAAGCCTGGCCCATGGTCGAAGGCAGTGGCCGCATCTACGGGCTTTGGATAATCGACAGCCTCAGCGAGACCAAGACCCTTTTCTTTCGCGACGGAACCCCTCGTCGAATCGAATTCAGTATTTCCCTCAAACGTATCGACGATGACCGGATCGACTTACTCGGCGCCGGTACAGCCGTGGGCATGAGCATCCTGCGCAGGTTGCTATGATCGAAGCCGCCCTCTCCCGTGTAACCGGGTTTCTGAAAGACACTGTCGATCGCTACAAGCGCGATGCAGCCTATCCAGTGCCCGCCTTTAGATTGACGGTCGACGGCAACGACATCGCGCAGCTGGTCAGCCCGCGGTTGATGAGCCTGGAGCTGACCGATAACCGCGGTATCGAAGCCGACCAGCTCAGCATTACCCTAAGCGATCACGACGGGTTGTTGTCGATTCCTCCCAAAGGCGCAGTGTTGCGACTGTGGTTGGGCTGGAGCGACAGCGGTCTGGTGGACAAAGGCACATACACTGTCGACGAGACCGAACACAGCGGCGCCCCTGACGTGTTGAGCATCCGTGCCCGTTCAGCTGACCTGCGTAAGGGTCTCAAAACCAAACGCGAACGCAGCTGGAGCAACACCACCCTCGGTGACGTCCTGGGCGATATCGCCATCGGTAACGGCCTCACCGCCACCATCGCCGGAGCCCTGGACGGCTTGGAGATCCTACAGCTCGATCAGGCCAACGAATCGGACGCCAATTTGATCAGCCGCCTGGGTGAAGAATTCGACGCGGTAGCCAGCGTGAAGGCTGGTTGCCTGCTGTGCATGCCGGCCGGTGGCGGCAAGACCGCCAGCGGCCTGGACCTGCCGCACATCACACTCACCCGCACCGACGGCGACCAGCACCGCTACCTGCAGGCGGACCGCGACAGCTACGACGGTGTGCGCGCCTACTTCTACGACGTGAACAGCGCCAAAAAACAGGAGGCTATTGCCGGCGGTGGCGAAAACCTGAAAGACCTGCGCCATACCTACAGCGACAAACAGTCGGCGCTTCGCGCCGCACGGGCAGAATTCAACCGCCTGCGCCGTGGCAGCGCCACCCTCAGCTACACCTTGGCGCTGGGCCGGCCCGACCTGATCCCGGAGCTGACCTACACGCTGCAGGGCGTGAAAGACGAAATCGACGAAATCATCTGGTACGGGGGCAACGTGCAGCACAACCTAAGCCCGGACAACGGCTACACAATGAGCCTGGAGCTGGAAAGCAAGCTGCCGGAAGACACCGTCGATGACCTGGCAGAAGAGAACAAGTTGGATTACACCGGGATCATCGCTTACTACCGCGATGACGGTACCGGGAAAGAGAAAACCATGACCGCCGGTGACCAGGCGAAGCCTCAGCGCCTGCTTTGGCTGTACGCCAACAAGAACACGGCAAAGCGGGCGGTTGATCGGGAGTGGAAGCGATTACAGGCGGCGAAGGCCGAAGCGGGAGGCCCTGCCGGCAGCGGGGCCAAGGTGTAGGAAGGTTACTCAGCAAACACAGTAATAGTCGTGCCGCCACCGTCGCGGGCAAAGGCTTGGCATTCAATGGCCAGGCCTTTTTGTTCGACCGTGGCAATCTCGCTGTTGTCTTTCAATGCCTGTTGACGGCATTGCTTGGAGGCCTTCACGACGTCGGCAGCAGAACGGTTTGAAACCAGAGTACCTGCCCGACCGACCAAGTCATAAAACGCCTGATCTGGAATTGGCCCCGCCCAATAAACACCTATGTTGGGCTTGCCCAACCCACACTTGACATCAAGATCGATGTTCTCGCTTGCTTTGTAATGGGTGACTTGCATAGCCCCAGCTCTCTGGACCAAAGCCAAGTCTTTTTCACGTTCTAAGGCGTTCAAAATAGTGTCGCAGGGCTGCGCGCAAGCAGCGGCAGATAACGCGGCTAACAGCCCGCCACTAAGAATTTGCATAAGGAAAAGAGTCTTCATGACTGGTCCATTTACCTTCGCCCGTTGGAAGCTGAATGGTGGTAGAAGTTGAGCAGCAAATCAACTAAAACGCCCCGGCTCTGAGCCGGGGCGTAGCCTGCTTACTCTGATAGCTGCGTAAATGCCTCCAGTACTCGCAGAATATCGCCTTGCTGCTGATGACTGATGTCCCTGAACATCGCCAGCAATTTCAGTTCACGATCACTCAACTTTCCTGACGGACATATCAAGTTTTGAGGGGCCGGTACGCTGTTGTTCTCCATCATGCGATTACTCCATTCACACGTACGGGCAACCGGTGCCACCATGGCACCGTCATTTGCCCGGAGAACAGCCGGCTTTGTACACCTTAAGATGTGAGTTTCCTTCTGAATCACTTGAATTTGAGGCAGTACATTTCATGACGGAGTAAGAAGGCGCCAGACCCCGTAGAACGCTGCAGCTAAAAGCCCAAGATAAAACAGACCGGCAACTCTCTTTCCTGAGTTCCCATTGAATGTCTGAGCCCCACAACTCGGGCATTCCTTGGCGGTGGTGGAAACTTGATGCTTGCATTCCTTGCAGGTGGTCAGTGCCATCATCACTACTCCATGTACTTTCAAACCGAGCAACTTTGCAGCTGCTATTTGGGGGTAAAGCAACCGCTACGTGGAACGTACGACCTTCGCCAGTGCGAAAGCCATCCGCAACAATGATTGTTTATCGGCGACATCCATCAAGCGATAGGACTCAAGCAACTGAGCCTCATCGACAGTAATGCTTTCGGCCTTGGTTGGCTTCCGCTCTCCAGTAACTACGTAAAGAAGGTCAACGCCCTCATTCGTCACTGACGCGAGGTACGTTGCATCTGGGCTTCGCTCGCCCTTTTCGTAGTTGTACTGGCTGTTTTTCGAGGCGCCACCGATAGCCGCAAGCTCAGTCTGATTGAACCCTAGGCGTTCACGTTCTTCTTTTAGGCGATCACCAATTCCCACATTTGTCTCCATATAGGCTTGACGATCCCAAATTACTGGGAAATACTTCGCCTGTCATCACACGAAATCACACGAAACGAGACTATGCCGAACGCATCCCCCATCGAGCAAGCCTGCCAGGAAGCCCGCGATCGTCTCGCACGTCTCGGGATCTCGTCGAAGGACTGGGCCAAAAAAAATGGATTCAACCCATCAACGGTCTATGCAGTGTTGAACGGACAAAAGAAGTGCTTACGCGGAGAAGCGCACCGGGCAGCTGTTCTGCTTGGTATCAAAGACGGCGTGATTACAAACTAGGGCCTCTGGCTCCAAGGGGAAACCAGAAGATGAAACGCCCAGTTCTAGACAGCAGGAAAAACGTGGTAATGGCCGTCATAGGTGCTTATCCAGGCGGCCGCCTGTTTGCCTCGGCAGACCTCGGCATGCCAATCAAGAAGTTTGATAACCAGGCATACGAAAGCGCCGGCAGTCGCCCGCTGACTGACAAGCATATTCACCGTCTGGAAAAGGTTGCCGGTACCACCTTTCTTGCTGACTACATCGCCTCAATGTATGGCGGCATGTTCGTCCCCCTCAGCCTTCCGGGAACCCTGGACAACATGGATCTGTATAGCCGTTCGCTCAAGGCCTCAGCCAAGCGCGGAAAAGTCGACCAGATTATGTCCCAGGCCTTGGACGATGGAATCATCGAGAAGCGCGAAGCCGACGCCATCATTAGCGCATTGATCCACTACATGTCAGCCCGCTATGCCGAAGTGCTCGCGACTATCCAGCTGTACAGCAAGGAGACCGCCCGTTGAGCACTTACAAACTGGTCTGCCCTGCCTGTTACGGCCCGCTTCGTATTCGGACGTCTGAGGGGCAGACGCCATGTTTCCGTTCTTTGTATTACCAGTGCACGAACATGGTGTGCGGGGCAACGTTCACCGGCACCCAGACCATAGATTTTCAGCTCAGCCCTTCGGGCGTTGAGCAACCGCTGACCATCGTCCCAATCGCCCCGTATGTGGCTCGCCAAAAGGCGATACGCGATAGCCGTACAGATACCAAACAACCGGATTTGCTGGACCACCTGGATGAATTGGAAATGGAGCGTACGTGATGAAACTCGATCAACAGACTCATGACTACCGCAGCAGCATGCAACAAGCTGCTTTCGCCTACCTGAAACGACACGAAGCAGAGTACCTGGTCGATTCCGATCTGTTATTCGATCGCTGCATCCGTCACCTGACCCTGTCGCTGGAAGTGCCCGTGTTCATGGCGCCGAAGCTGGTGCACAACGCCTGGACTGAACTGCAAGTCATCAAGAAGCGCCGTTGGATTGGCATCGACTCGGCCAGTGGGTCAGACAGTACGCACGTCTACCTGGTTGACAGGCTCGCTGACCAACGCTTCTCGGTATCAGCCCGATTTCTGCCACAGAAGCTACTCGGCCAGCGCGCTACCGCGTACCCGAAACACCCTCAGTAACGATCCCTTTTAAACCCCGCCCTGCCCCAATCCCAATGGGTTTGGGTGAGCTTTGCCCGCAATCCGAGGTGGACCATGGAAATCGACATCGCCATCACCGCAAAACTGCCCCGCGACCAAGCAGAGGCACTGCTCCAGGACCTGCGTACACAGTACGCGTTGCTGTTCAACGAGCATTGGTATGACGACCGTTTCCGCATGATCCCCGAGGGTTTGCGGCACGGCTCGTTGCTGGTGGCATTCCCTGCGCTAGCCGCACGAAAAAGCCTGATCGGCGCCCTTAAACACAGTCTCGACGAAGCGAAGTAAGCCACGATGGAAATGAAAGAAAGGCTGCGCGCCGACGTCATCCAACGCATTGAGCGGGATTACCAGCTCAAGCACATGCGCGATACCGACTATATGCGTAAGGGCGTTTGCCCTGCCTGCGGCCAGAAGACCCTGTACACCTTCTACCATTCGCCCTGGACGCTGATCTGTGGCCGGCCCGAAAAATGCGACCACCGCGTCCACGTAAAAGACATTTACGACGACCTGTTCAACGACTGGAGCAAGACCGCCCCGTCGACGCCGGACAACCCACTTGCCACGGCACGTGCCTACCTTGAGTTTGCGCGGGGCTTCAAGTTTGAGCTGATTGCTGGCTGGTTCACTCAGGATAACTACTGGGATGGCCGGCAGAACATCGGCAGCGCCACAGTGCGATTTGCCTTGGAGAAAGGTGGGTACTGGGAACGCCTGATAGATCGGCCTGACCGCTTCGGCAAGATGAAAGCGCGCTTCCGTCCAACCGGTGAAGGCTTGACTGGATACAAAGGCGTCTGGTGGTGCCCGCCGAGCGTCGACCTGCTGGAAGTCGACGAGCTGTTCATCACTGAAGGCATATTCGATGCCATCGCATTGCTGCACAACGACGTGCCGGCGGTGTCGATGATGTCCAGCGCTCCCTGCCCTATCGACTCGCTCAAGGCTCTCGCCAAGCTGCGCCACGACGCTGGCAAGCGCCTGCCTGTGTTGGTTTGGTCATTGGACAACGAACCTGTCGCCAAGGCCAACATGCGCCGTTGGGCGAATGAAGCGCGCGACCTGGGCTTCACCTGTAAAGCGGCGGTGATCCCGCAGCCCAATGGCAAAAAGGTGGACTGGAACGACCTGCACCTGCGGTGGAAGCCGATCGAGGGAGATGACAAACGCGCCGAGCGGATCGAGCAGGATCTCGACGAAGCTCGCCACCACGGCGATTTGCTGCTGGCTGACTCGGCTGAGGAAAAGGGTCTCCTCATCTACCTGCGCGACGAGCGCAAGGAGTTTCACTTCACATTCCGCAAGCGCCTGTACTGGTTTCGCCTTGATCTTGATAAGTACGACCGCGCCATGAGCGACCTGGAGAGTTCAGAGCGTCATGACGACCAGCAGCTCAACGACGACCAGCGTCGCAACAAGGCGTTACGTCAGTCAGCCACTGTGTCCAACATCGCCAACTGCAACTTCCAGGCGCTGTACTACATGCGCAACGACCTGACCGATGAGGCCTGGTACTACTTCCGTATCGAGCGCCCGCAAGGGGCTGCCATCAAAAGCACTTTCACGGCCAAACAGCTCACGTCGGCACCTGAGTTCGGGAATCGCCTGCTCAACGTCTCCAACGGAGGTTGGTTCGAGGGCAGCGCCCAACAACTGAAGCGGATTCTGGCGCCCCAGCTCGACTGCCTCAAAGCCGTCAACACCATCGAATGGATCGGCTACAGCCGCGAGCATGGCGCTTATGTGTTCAACGACCTGGCCTTCTACGGTGGGAAGGTGCAGGTGCGCAACAAGGAAGACTTTTTCGACCTTGGCAAGCTCAGCATCAAGTCGCAGAGCCAGTCGCCGGTGTTGCACATCAATACCGACCTCAATGCCTACAACGAAGGTTGGTTCGACATTTACTGGCGCTGCTTTGGCGTACAGGGTTTGGTGGTGCTGGCCTGGTGGCTGGGCGCATTGCACGCTGAGCAAATCCGGCAGATCCACAAGTCACTGATGTTCCTTGAGCTGGTGGGTGAAGCCGGTTCGGGCAAGACCACCCTGGTGGAGTTGCTGTGGAAGTCGGTCGGTCGTACTGATTACGAAGGCTTCGACCCGTCCAAAGCGACCGCCGCAAGCCGTGCGCGCAACTTCTCGCAGGTCAGCAACTTGCCCGTGGTGCTGATCGAGTCGGAGCGCGAACAGAAGGAAGGCCAGCCAGTTAAACACTTCGACTGGGACGAACTGAAAACTGCCTACAACGGCCGCAGCGTTCGCTCCACCGGCGTGAAAAACAACGGTAACGACACCCACGAACCGCCGTTCCGCGCCGCCCTGCTGATCGCGCAGAACAACCCGGTGAACGCATCAGAACCAATCCTGCAGCGTATCTGCCACGTCCATCTGACACGCGAGCACCACACGCCAGAGACCAAGCAGTACGCCGAGCAGTTGGAACGCATGCCGATGGACAGCATCAGCGGCTTCCTGGTCAAGGCGCTGCAACGCGAAACCGAAACCATGCGCCTGATGGAGGAAAACACCTCCGACTACGAACAGGAGCTGCTGGTCCTGCCTGGCGTGCGCACCGTGCGTATCGCCAAGAACCACGCCCAACTGCGCAGCCTGGTGGACGCACTGGCCGGGGTCGTGCCCCTCGGAGAACACCGCAAAGCCCTCGCTCACGCCGAAATCAGCCGCATGGCCTTGGAGCGGCAGCAAGCAATCAACGCCGACCACCCGACCGTCACTGAATTTTGGGACCTGTACGACTTCCTGAATGGCATGGACGAGAAAGGGGCACTGAACCACGCCCGCCGCGATGGCCTGATCGCTGTGAACCTCAACGAATTTGTGGAAATGGCTGCCAATAAACGCCAGCAGGTGCCCGCACTCAGTGACCTGAAGCGCCTGCTCAAAACGAGCAAGTCACCCAAGTTTCTGGAGTCGAACAAACCCGTCAACTCGGCGCGGTCGCTCGACGCCTTCGACAAACCAAAAACCATTCGCTGCTGGGTATTCCAGGGCGTGTAACCACCGCAACAACAGGAGCAGCACCATGCAAAACGAACTCAAATCAGCCATTCGCTTCAATGACTTTGCCGCGTACTTCGGCGCGCGGGGGATACTGGCTATGGCCTGGTGGATGGGGGCTGTGCATGCCGCCCGAATTCGTCAGGACCAGAACAGCTTCCCGTTCCTTCAGATCGTCGGTACCGCCGGCAGCGGCAAAACTCTTCTTTTGGATTACCTCCAAAAGCTGAACGGGCAAACGCCTTACTCCCATGCACTTGCCCATGCCACTCCGGCCGGGCGAGTGCGCACATTTGCCAGCGCAGGGCAGCGGATTGTTATTTGCGAGGAACAAGGTGAGTTAGGCCAGTCCATTGATTGGGATGAACTGAAGCCGCTTTTTAGCTCAGGCAACTTGAGCCTGCGCTTGGGGGGAGGTCGGAGTGAAGAAGTGACATTCCACGGCGCTCTGGTGATAACCGCAAACCAACCACTGGATTGCAGTGATGCGGTCAGCAGCCGAATGGTTGTGGTCGATCTTTCAGCTACCGACGCCCATACGCCCAGAGTCCGACCCGAAGCGATCGGCGACCTCAACGCAGCTGAGGCAAGTGCATTCGGTATCAAAGTCGCTCAGTCCGGAGAATGGATTTGCGGCAGTCTGCAGGCTTTTTTACCCTCATACAAAGGCCAGCTCACTCGTAAATACGGGGCATGCCTGAACGCGCGTACAGCACTCAACTGCGCACAAATGATCTGTTTGATCGATCTGCTTTGCAATCTTCTCGCGATCCCGCAGGACCTCCATCTTGAGGCCAAGAAGCTGGTCCACGACATCGCGTTCCTCGACACCATTCCTTATTGATCCGGCCTTCGAAAGGAGAATCCGCATGAATACGCCTGCCCAAAAACCGCAGCCCAACTGGTTTCAGCAGTTGCAAGAGTTCGAAGCCATGCGCCCCGCCATCCGTACAGCCGGTATCGAGGCACTGAAACGCCTGGTCCCTGTCGCCCAGCGCGATACAGGCCAAAGCGCGGTGATCGGTCGCTTCCTGCTCGGGCTCTATAACGGCCGCGACTACCCCTTCGTGCTGACCAGCCTGCGCGGTCTCGACACCGCACTGTTCGACGACTGCCTGGCGGTGCTGCAACTGGACTACTCGCCAGAGCAAGAGGTGCACACGTACCTCCCCGACGGCGATGCCATCTGGGAAGAACTGATAGGTACCTGGGCATGAAATGGGCGCCGAAACGCAATAGAGACGGGCAAGTCCAGCAGAACTGCTGGGTTACCGACAACGGCTACACCGTCGCGCTGTGCCGGTTGCCAGAGTCGCGCTACCCCATCACTCGCCCAGGGGGCGAACTGCCCTTCGCATATGCGAAGGACCGCGACGAAGTCATCACGATCATTGAGCAAGACCAGGCCAAACCGGCCTGAAAGATGGTGTCGAGGAGCGCCAACTCCCCGACACCTACCACCAAAAGGAGACGCACCATGCAAGCGAATCAACCCAAAGGCAGCACTCAAAAGGCTACCACACCTCGATACGACACCATCGTTATCCGTGGAGCGATGGGAAATACCGTTCCTAAAGAAGTCGACGGGGGAGAGGTAATTTCCTGGAGTCGCGGCCATGAACTAGCTGCCGGTGATGCCCTACTGGAGTTCGTCAACTACGTGGCCGATGCTGATTGCGGCATCAGCCCGGAGCTGAGCGCCAAGGCGCGCGAGGCACTAGACCTGATGGAGCGGCGCAACAGGCTTGGCTGGGAGGCGGACGAACAGCCAGAAGACTGGCAGGCCTCGGTTAAGCGTGCAGCGCAAACGGCCCGCGAAGTGTTCAGCGAATCCCATGACGACGCCATCCAGGCGATTGAGTACATGCAGGCTCTGCTGCAACAGGCTGCCCCTGTCGTGCAAGGCGGTGACGCATGAAGCCCTGCACCCTCGGCAAGCGCCACAGCTGGACTTTTGTCCACAACATCACCATCACCCGTCTAAACGGCAACTTCGGCAGCATCAGCACCCGTGGCGTTTACAGTTGCACCTGCGGCGCAAAAAAGCACGGTAGCGCCGGCATCCTGATTGAAGCATTGGAGGTGTCCAATGCTTAAACGCACCCTCACCCACTTCCACCTTTGCTGCGGCCTGGGCAGCGGCGCCGCTGGCTTCAGCGACTCCAAACCAGTCCTGGGCCCCGTGCAAGCTGAATGGCGCTGCCTGGGTGGCGTCGATGTCGACCCGGCCGGCTTGCGGGACTTCCAAATGATGACCGGCGTGCCTGGCACGCTGATGGACTTGTTCACCCGCGAGCAGTTCACCGCGTTCCACGGCCATCAGCCACCCGCCGGTTGGAAAGAAGCCACCGCCGAGGATCTGCGCCGCGCCGCCGGCAACGAAGACCCGGATGCGGTGTTCATCAGCAGCCCGTGCAAGGGTGCGTCGGGCCTGTTGTCCGAGACAATGAGCCAGACGCCCAAGTACCGGGCGCTCAACGAGCTGACGTTGCGCTGTGTGTGGCTGATGTGCGAAGCCTGGAAGCACAATCCGGTGAAGTTGATCGTGTTCGAAAACGTGCCGCGCCTGGCCACCCGTGGCCGGTACCTACTGGACCAGATCACCAAGCTTCTCCGGCACTATGGCTACGCGGTGGCTGAAACCACTCACGACTGCGGCGAAATTGGCGGACTGGCCCAGAGCCGCAAGCGCTTCTTGCTGGTGGCCAGGCACATCGAGAAGGTGCCGGCGTTCCTGTACGAACCAGAAAAACGCAGCCTGCGCGCCGTCGGTGACGTGCTGAGCCGCATGCCGCTGGCCGGCGATATCGATCAGGCGGGTCCGATGCACCGGGTGCCGGCGTTGCAGTGGAAAACTTGGGTTCGCCTGGCCCTGGTGGAGGCTGGGAAGGACTGGCGTAGCCTGAGTCGGTTTGCGATCGAGGACGGATACCTGCGCGACTTTGTGATCGTGCCGGAATACCACAACGGCGTGCTCGGGGTTGTCGATTGGGAAGATACATCCGGCGTGGTTGCCGGTGCGAGCCGCCCCATGAACGGCAAGTTTTCCGTGGCGGATCCTCGTCCGACCAGCAAATTCGAATACACCCAGTACGGTGTGCTGCCCTACAACCGCCACTGCGGCGTGGTCACCGGCCAACGCAGCCCAGGGCAAGGGACATTCAGCGTTGCAGACCCACGCATGGGCGGTGAGCGGCATAACAACGTGTTCCGCGTTGTCCGCAACGACCAAGCTGCCGGCACCGTCACCGCAGGGCACGGCCCCAGCTCCGGCGGGCAGGCCGTGGCCGACCCTCGACAACCGTCCAAGGGCTTCGGCAAGTACCTGGTCACCGACTACAGCAAGCCGGCCGGCACCGTCATTGCCGGCAGCACCACCGGGCAAGGCGCTTTCGCCGTGGCAGATCCTGCCTACAAAAACTGGCACCCGAACGCCAGTACGCAAAAGCTGCGGATCACGCCCTGGTGCGAGAGCGCCAAGACCGTGACTGGCTCACAACAAGTTGCCAGCGGCGCTTTATCGATCGCAGATCCTCGCCCAGGCATGTCGCGCACCAAGGGCGATGCGTACTTGACCGGCGGGCATTATGGAGTGGTCGACTACCACACGCCGGCCGGTGCCGTTTCCGCCAGTGCCTGTCACGACAACGGCCGGTGGTCGGTTGCCGATCAGCGCATGCCAGCGCCCAATGACCGGTTGACCTGCATGATCACCAGCCTCGACGGCACCTGGCACCGCCCGTTCACCACCCTGGAGCTGGCCGCGTTGCAATCGCTGTTTGATCCAGAGGACCACTGGTCAGCAGATCCCCAGACCTCCCATGAGATCGAGCGGATGCAGCGCGTTCGCAAGATCGAACAGGCGGGGGTCTTCCGGCTGGATGGCATCAACGACGGCCACCACAGGGAGCGGATAGGCAACGCGGTACCGCGCGCGGCGGCAAGGGCAATGGCTGATGTGTTCGGCATGACGCTTCTGCTTTCCGAGGCTGGGGAGACGTTCATGCTCAGCAACGTGTCGATTTGGGTGCAGCCGGTGGCGATTGCGCTGAGCGTGGCGCAGCAGGAGGTTGATCATGTCTGACCTCTTCTTCTTGCAGGACAGCCGCAGCAATGTCGGCAGCCGGGCCATGTTCTGGCGCGAGGGTGGCGGCTATACCTCAAACCTAAACGAGGCTGAGCAGTTCAAACGCGAGCCCGCGGTCAAGCAGTACGAATGCCGCGAAACCGACCTGCCCTGGCCGGTGGAGTACGTCCGCACCCGAGCACAGGTCGGCGTCGATCATCAGTATCTGGACGTGCCAGCGGAACAGGCGCTGGCCGCTGCGCCGGCGGACGACCGCATCTACGTCGCCTACCAACAGGCATGGGACGGCAACTGCCTGATCTGGATGGCGCTGGGCATTGGGCCCACGTCCAACCTGGCGGACGCCAAAACCTGGAGCCTGGAGCATGCGGCGGGCTTCACCGGGCGCGGCTATCTGCCATGGCCGAAAGGCTATATCGACCAGCACAGTCGGCCGGTGGTGCAGGCCTCCATGCTCGATCACAAGCAGGCACTGCGCTCGGTCGGACTTAAGCTGCCCAAGCTCAAGCGTCCGCGCAACCGCGCCTACAGCGACCGGCTCAACTGCGACGGCTGTGGGCGATTCCTCAGCGAGCGTCAACGCTTCGACGACTGCCCGAACTGCGGCGCGAGGAACGCACCATGACCGTATTTCTTTTGCTTTACCTGTGTGCGGATGCGTCCCGCACTGACTGCCAGGTGGTGAGGGCTGATAGCTGGAACGGCCCCCACGCCTACGAGCAATGCGCCGCAGTCGTGCCAGGCCTGACTGAGTCGCTGACTGCGCCCAACCGAAAGCGGCATCGGTTCGTTTGCGAGATCCAGGGCGATAGGGCGAAACCCGCAGAACATAAGGCACCGCCGGCGTTCATTCATCAGTCGTTTCGGATGTGAAAAGGAGAACCTCTATGTATCCAATCTCTCCCTACAAATTATCCGGGCCAACTGTGGTGAGCTTTTCTGGCGGCCGTACTAGTGCCTACATGCTGCGGCAAGTACTGGACAACAACGAAGACTGGACCGATCTGGTGGTCACTTTCGCCAACACTGGAAAAGAACACCCCGCCACATTGGACTTCGTGCAGGAATGCGCCGAGCGCTGGGGCGTGCCGATAACCTGGCTGGAGTTCCGCGACGATGACGCTGGATTTGCGGTAGTGCATTACGCCACGGCTAGCCGCCAGGGCGAACCGTTCGAGGCTCTGATCCGCAAGCGCAAGTACTTGCCCAACCCGGTGACCAGATTCTGCACCATCGACCTCAAGATCAGGATCATCCACAAGTACCTGCGCAGCATGGGGCTTTCTACCGAGGAAGCGCCGGTAGACATGATGACCGGCATCCGGGCGGATGAGCCTCACCGGGTGGCAAAGATTCGAACCCGAAAAAGCACCAGTGAAAGCAAATGGGCTTCGATGGTCATGCCTTTGGCTGATGCTGGTATCGGCGTGCAGGACGTGACGGACTTCTGGGCAAACCAGCCGTTTGACCTGATGTTGACGACCATCAACGGCCGCACTCTTGAAGGCAACTGCGACCTTTGCTTCCTCAAGGGTGCCAAGCAGGTCTATTCAATCATTGCCAGCGACTTTGGGCAGCCGGTGCGCAAAGGTGATTGGTGGGCCAAGCAGGAACGGGAGGTGGTATCCACGGGTGAATTCACCGGCGACGGCGCACGCTTCCGCTTTGATCGCCCCAGCTACCAGCAAATGCTCGACTACTCCGATACCCAATTCGACATGTTTGCCGACCACGACGAGGCTATTGCCTGCTTCTGCGGCGATTGAGGACAAGCAATGATAACCAAAGCAATTTCCATCGGTTTTCTGGCCGGCATCGGCTTCATGGCATCGCAGGATCTGTGGTGGGCGGTAACTGGAATGGTAGGGCTCTGCCGTGGATAAAACCCTTGGACAGCTCTACCTCTATCAACAAACTACAGTTAATGAGGGTTTACATGAACAACGGTAAATCCTTCCCCTGGAACCTCGACCTTACCGGCGTCTGTGACCAGTGCAGCAGATCTCGCGCCCACGGCAACCACCAGAAGTGCAGCAAAGCGCGCCAGGCTGCCAATGCCAAGCGTCGGGCCGAGGAGGCCCAAGCCGGGGTCACACCGGCGCCTAGAAAAAGTGCCAGCCTGTTCTGGTTACTTCGTCAGCAGTGATCGGCAACACTTAAACCGCAATACATCAGGCCCGGCGACGGGCCTTTTTTCTTCCTGTTGGCAGAATCTTTCGATACATCGCGTGGGGACGCATATGGCAGATGGCGTAGAGGCCCGTGGCAATTCGGTACGGGTCTATTTCCGTTTCAATGGCGAGCTGTGCCGGGAGCTGGTGCCCGGAGGTAACACACCGGAAAACCGGGAGCATGCAAAGCGCCTGGTGACAGTGATCGAATACGAAATACAGGCCGGTACCTTCGATTACCGCCGGCATTTTCCCGAGTCGACCAAGCTGGCCGAGAACAGCTTTGGGCACTACCTGGACCTGTGGCTGACCATCAAGAGCAACAGCGTTGCCGCGACCTCTTTCCGTGGGTACAAGAACAAGGCTGAGGTCCATGTACGGCCGCGCTGGGGTGACGTTCAGATCGATCAGATTGACCACTTGGACCTGCAGGAGTGGATTCAGGGGCCACTGTCGAAGCGGCTGAAGAATAAGACCATCCGCGACATCATCAGCAATGTGCGCCAGGTATTCCGGTTGTACCGCACCCGGAAGAAGGTCGCGCACGACCCAACCGAGGGGTTATTCGTGCGCCTACCCGATCCTGAGGCGCCGGACCCATTCACCAGGGCGGAAATCAAGCAGATCCTCAATACACACACCAGCCGCACCCAGGAGCTACTGATGGTGCAGTTCATGATTTGGGCGGGCCCACGGGTGTCTGAGACGATTGCGCTCGCCTGGGAGGACGTCGATCTGAAACAGGGGACAGTGACTTTCCGCCGATCGAAGGTGCGCGGGGCCTACCGCGTGACCAAAACCCGGCGCTCAACGCGCAAAGTGCGCCTGCTGGAGCCCGCGTGGGATGCCCTGCGCAAACTGGACGCCATCAACCGGCTCAAGACTGTGGACACGGTCGACGTCGTCGAGCGCGACAATAAAACCGTCCGCAAGCACAAGCTGCACTTTGTATTCCTGAACACCAAGAGCGGCCTGCCGCACGTCAGCGACTTTGTGGTGAGGGACAGGTTCTTCAAAGCGCACTTGAAAGCGGCCGGCGTTCGTTATCGCGGGCCTGGCCAATGCCGACACACTTACGCCAGCCAATTGCTCACCACCGGCGTGGCGTCGGTTGACTGGATCGCGGAGCAGATGGGCCACACAAGCGCGAACATGATCCGACAGCACTACGGTATGTGGATTAACGAGGACGGCCCGGACGTCATCGGCATGCTGCAGCACGCCCTGGGCATCCAGCCACCAGTTGGTGACAAAGCCCCATAAACCGGGGTTCGAACGTAGCCAATCCGACAGCCTGTGTTCCCATGGATGTTCCCATATGGGCCTTTTTTGACCCTCTGAAAACACAAAACCCCTGAAAACTTTAACGTTTTCAGGGGTTTAGTCGTTTCAAATTTGGCGGTGAAGGAGAGATTCGAACTCTCGATACAATTTCTTGTATACACACTTTCCAGGCGTGCTCCTTAAGCCACTCGGACACTTCACCGTATCTCGTCAAACCAGTTCAGTCTGTCGAGGCGCGCTAATGTAGTCGAAAGCCTTTCTGATGGCAAAGGTTTTTTTCAGAATTTTCATGCGCTTAGACGGTTATGCCGTTACCCGCCTGGCAAGGGGCGGCGAATCTGCCATTCTCAGGCATTGGCGACACAGCTCTGGGGCGGCTGTTACACCCAGCCCTAGGCTGTGCGACGCGATGCATGCGGGAAAAGTCTGACTGAGCAGTCAGTCACGGCGCTTTACCGGGGCGAGCGTGGTGGGTAACGTTTGCGCATGCGCTTGTATAAGCAGCCTATCTATAACAATTCCTACAAGGAACCGCGTCATGAGTGACCTGATTGCCTACCACCTAGAAGACGGTATCGCGACCCTGACCTTGAGCAACGGCAAGGTGAATGCCATTTCTCCGGCGGTGGTCAGTGAATTCAATGCGGCACTGGATCAGGCCGAGAAGGATCGGGCGGTGGTCATCATCACCGGGACACCGGGAATTTTGTCGGGTGGTTATGATTTGAAGGTGATGACGGCTGGCCCTAAAGAGGCCATCAGCCTCGTGACGTCCGGCTCGACGTTAGCGCGTCGCCTGTTGTCGCACCCGTTCCCGGTAATTGTCGCGTGTCCTGGGCATGCGGTGGCCAAGGGTGCGTTCCTGCTGTTGTCGGCAGATTATCGGATTGGTGTGGAAGGCCCGTTCAGCATTGGCCTGAATGAAGTGGCGATCGGTATGACCATGCACCATGCGGGTATCGAGTTGGCGCGGGATCGTCTGCGCAAGTCGGCGTTTCACCGTTCGGTGATCAATGCGGAGATGTTTGACCCGCAGGGCGCGCTGGGTGCTGGCTTCCTCGATAAGGTGGTTGCGCCGCAAGAGTTGCACGCAGCGGCCCTGGAAGCAGCGCGTCAGTTGAAGAAGATCAATATGAACGCCCACAAGCACACCAAGCTGAAGGTGCGTAAGGCGCTGCTGGAAGCGTTGGATGACGCCATCATTCAGGATCAGGGCCACAACTTAGGCTAA